ATCACTTTCACACACATGAAAGCGTATTTTTACCTAAATTCCACTAAATTATACACAAAAAATGCCTAAAAAAGAGGACATACACAAACTAAATTTTGAAGTAACCAAGGCTGAAATTGACGCGTTGGCAAAAAAATTGGGCGCAAATTATCGCGAAATTGACCGCCCATTTCTGGAAGCGTACATATTTGAAAGCAAAGTTTACGAGTGTTTTCGCGATACCCATAGGCTAAAAAACATGATGGAGTTGGGCGTAGCATTGGGAATAACGCAAAAAGGGCGTAGGCTTGCAAAGAATGTGGAACCCATCCCCGAACCCAAAGTAAGCAAATTGGAAGTGTTACGCGCGAAACCAAAAGTTTCGTAACTTCGTACTATGGCAAAAAAGAAAATTGAAATACCCGAAGGGCAACCAATCCCATCGGATATGCTACCCCATGACGAAACCAAGTCGCTTCGGGTTGAGCCGTTTAACAACGCGTACGTTGTCATGTTTGGCGATTCTTACGCTTCTAAATCGGGGCAAATTTGCGAGCTTCCAATTGATGCGCATTTCTACCCGACCAAAGTCAAGGCGCAACAAGCGGTTGATTTCTTAACGCGAAACCCCGACTATCTGATATTTTAATCGGTGCAAAACCCAGCGTTGAAATATGCAGAGGACGTGATTGCAGGTCGAATAGTAGCCTGTCAACATACGATTAAATCGTGTGTTCGTTTTTTGTCTGATTTCAAACGCGCTGATATTTTGTTTTCCAATGACCATTACCAACACGCGGTTAATTTCATCCAGGAATTACCGCACACGGTTGGAAAGTACCAGGGTAGCAAATTTCTATTGGAGCCTTGGCAGCATTATATCGTAGCCAACTTATTCGGATGGCTTCGCGCTGATTCGCACCTGCGAAGATTTACGCGCGCTTATGTAGAAGTACCGCGTAAGAATGGTAAATCAACGCTAGCCAGCGCAATTGCCTTGTATGGATTAATCGCTGATAGCGAAGCGGCCGCGCAAGTCTATTCCGTAGCGACTAAATTAGACCAAGCAAGTATAGTTTTTGAGGAATCTTACCGCCAGTGTAATGCTTCAAAATGGTTAATTGAGGGAGGAGTTGAGCCATTTTTCTCAAAAAACAATCGCATCATACGGTTTGACAATTCGATTTACAAACCGCTGGAATGGAATCCAGAAAAACAGGATGGGTTAAATACCCATTTTGCGATTGTAGATGAATACCACGCGCATCAGACGGATGAAGCTTATAACGTGATTCGCAACTCAATGGGATCTCGAGTACAACCGTTATTATTCACGATTACAACCGCAGGATTCCGCATTACTTCGCCGTGCTACAAACACCGCCAACATTGCGTTAATGTTTTAAATGGTCGTATTCAGGACGATGATTTGTTCACGGTAATTTACACCCTGGACGAAACGGACGATTGGAAAGATTCCAGAGTTTGGGCGAAGGCAAACCCCAATTGGGGCATAAGCGTACAACCTAAATTTGTTCAACAGGCATTAACCGAAGCGATGCAAAGTGGAACCAAAGAGGTTGAGTTTAAAACGAAACTGTTAAACGTTTGGACGGATGCAGCGGATGTGTGGATAAAGGACGAAGACTGGAGGTCGATTTTGGTTGATAACGACGAAGCCGAAGGCGAATGTTATGCAGGATTAGACTTAGCAAGCGTTAGCGATTTCACGGCGTTAACGCTATTTTGGCCAAATAGTATGTTTATGAAAACGTACTATTTCTTACCCGAGGACGCTTTGAAAAGCCGTAACGACCAAAGCGGCGATTCAATCAGGCAATGGGCGCGAGATGGTTATATCTTGACAACACCCGGTAATGTTCAAGACTACGAATATATTTATTTGAAAATGCTTGAATTGCAGGAAGTGTACGACTTTAAACTACTTGCATACGACAAATGGAATAGTAATTCTTTGATTGTGAAACTCGAACAGAACGGATTTGAATGCGCGCCGTACCGCCAGACTATCAGTTATATGTCACCTCCGACCAAGGAAATTGAACGACTGATTCGCAATCGAACTCTTATTTATCAAGCAAATCCCGTCACCCGATGGATGATTGCAAACGTAGCTTTGGAAACTACCCCCGAAGGCAACATTAAAATCAATAAGAAAAAGTCCGCCGATAAGGTCGACGGACCTGTGAGCATGGTTATGGCCTTAGGCAGTTGGATGGCAAATGAACAGCAACAAGCCAACGCGGTTGAGCAGGATTTTTATGTAGAAGATATTTAACCCCCATTCATACCCCATTCATACCCCATTCAGCCATGTCTACCATTTTCACCCGTCAAGATTTCTACGTAGTCTACTACGAGCAACTTGGGAACAAGGAAAACAAATCGTACCAAGACGCCTATTTGGCAGCGGAAGAAATTTATAAGAAAAAGACGGGCACAGCAAAAAACAAATTCTCTACCTACGCGGTATTTCGCGCATTGTTATCGCGTGATTTGCGAATTGAGCGGATGTAATTAGTACGCTGTTGCACAATTTGCAACAACTGCAACCATGCCATAGGCTTATTTTGCAAGCATGGCCAAACTTTTAGGCATAGAATTTAAGCGCGTAAGCAACAAGCAGATACAGAAACGGTCGCAAGAATCCTCATTGAGCAACCCCGCACAATGGTTGATAGACGCGCTTTCTGGAATCTTCGGAGGTGCCAACGATTCAGGCCAAGCCGTTACCACTACAACTGCCTTGCAAATTGCAGCGGTTAAAGATTGTGTGGCAAAAATTGCGGACGGAGTAAGCAATATGACGCTTCGCCTGTACCGGGAAGAAGAAAATGGAAGCCGCAAAGCTGTATTTGATTTAAACGCAATTAAGTTGCTCAATGAGCCAAATTCATATCAGAATAAATCAGAATTTCTAAACTGGATCGCGTTGTGCTTAGCGTATCGCGGTAATTCTTACGCGGCTATTACGCGCGACCAATACGGCAACCCTATTGGTGCATGGCCGTTGAATCCCGACCAAACACGGGTAACAATGGACAAAGAAACAGGCAAATTACAGTACACTTCGGGTGCGAAAACATACGATGCTGAAAACGTATTGCATTTTAAAGTGTTTTGTTCCGATACGCCCTACATGGGTAAGTCACCGATTCAGGAATTCGCGCAATCGCTGGGCATAACATTAGCAGCAAAATCCAGCCAAGCGAAAATATACAAGACGGGTTCGCTTAAATTTTTAGTTAAAACCCAAGCCAAATTAGAGGACAACCAGCGTACCACGCTACGCCAGTCCCTGGAAAACGTTATCAACGGGAATCAGTTAACCGCCGCGCTTCCACTTGGAGCCGAAATTGATAAAATTTCCATGACACCACAAGAAGCGCAGTTCATTGAAACCATGAAGTATTCCGACAAGGATATAGCGCGAATGTTCGGAGTGCCAGCCGCTTTGATTGACGCGGAAGTCGGAACCGCGGATATTGAGGAATTATTACAGCATTTCTACGCAACGACTTTGAGCAAATACGCGATTGTTATTCAGGAAGAACTGGAGCGAAAGTTGTTGAAGGAGGCCGAAAAGCCAAACCACTATTTTAAGTTTAATTTCAATTCCATGCTTCGGGCAAAATCGTCCGCGCGTATGGAGTTCTATTCCAAGGCTATCCAAATCGGCGTTTTAAATTCAAACGAAATTCGCCGTCTGGAAGATATGGAGGATAGAGATAATGGAGACGAATACTACATGCAATTGAACTTAATCCCAACGAGCAAGTTTAACGACTACATAGACGCGAAGATTGAGCAGTTAAACAGCGCGAGCCAAAAGAACAACAACCCCGAGGGGAATAACCAGGATTTAATTACGCAATAACCACAGCAACTCACAGCAACTACAGCAACCACAGCAATTAATACAATGACAAACTCAAATATAGAAATTCGTAAAATAGGCACCATTAAGCCAGCCGCTGAAAAGCGAGCAATGGTAGACGGCGAAGAAATGCCCGATAAATTTGGCGGCGTTGCAGCCGTCGTTAACCAAGTTACCGATATGGGATGGTACGAGGAAGTTATCATGCCCGGCGCGTTTGACGATGCAGTTAACGCCAGCGACTTAGACTGTCGTTGCTTATTCAACCATGAAGAAGAATTAATATTAGGCCGTACCAAGTCAGGCACTTGCCGATTGTCAATTGGTGGCAATGGTGAGTTGGAATACGAGTATGACGCGGACTACAAAAACCCATTGCATTTGCAAGTGGCGCGCTCAATCATGCGCGGCGACATTTCTCAATCCTCATTTGCGTTCACTATTGCGGAATACTCATGGGCAAAATCCGAGAAATACGGTGATGGGTATTTGCGTAAGATTACCAAAGTGGGCAAATTGTACGATGTTAGCCCAGTGACTTATCCAGCATACGAGGAAACCATGACCGAAGCGCGAAACGCCAAGTTAATGGAAGAGCGTACCGAGGCATTGAAGCAGGAGCAAAACTTGCAACATGACGAATATTTGGCCGACGTAGATTTGTTGCAGATTACTAAATCAAAATTTTAAAATGAATATCAAAGCATTAAAAGAAGAGCGCAACGGACTGATTCAGGAATTAGACCAACTTTCCGCTAAAATCAGCGCGGAAAAGCGCAGAATGACCGAGCAGGAAGTGGCTCGAGTTACTGAAATTAACGAGCAGCGTTCTAAATTGGATGCTGAAATCGAAGCCGCTGAAATCATTGAGCGTTCAAAAGGCAACCCAACCCCCATTTATGGTGGTGGTGACGAAGGCGAATCTAAGGAAATCGAAAAGATTTACCGTAGTGTTAACTTCGGAGATGTGCTAAACGGCGTAAACAGCCGCGGGATGAGCAAGGAAATCGCAGCTTTGCACGAGCTTGGACAAGAAGAAAACAAAATCGCAGGCGGTGACTTGAACGTGGACAGCCGTTCCGTATTGGTTCCGACTGGATTCTTCGCTTACCAAGCGCAGAAACGTGCAGAAAAGCGTGCAGCTCAAACCGCTGGCACTAATTCTGCAGGTGGTTTTTTAGTTCCAACTATCGTTGGTTCAATCGTTGACTTTTTAAAGCCTAGAATGATTTTAGGCGAAGCGGGTGCAACCTTTATGGGTAATTTGAGTGGCAACATTCAGTTTCCTGTTGATTCCGCTTTAGGAGTTGCCTCATACAACACCGAAACAGGTGATGCCGCCGAATTGGCTTCTACTTTCAGCGCATTGACTATGTCACCTAAGCGTTTGACCGCTTACACCGACATTTCATGGCAGTTAAAGAGACAGTCTAGCCAAGACGTGTCTAACTGGGTTATGGATAAATTGTTAAACGCGATTGCAATTGGATGGGAAAGAGCTGCCATTAAAGGCGGTGGGTCTAATGAGCCTACTGGTATTTTGGCAAACTCTAGCGTTCCTGTGTTCTACGCTGGAAATGCTGCCTCCAACTCAACCAATGCTGATGGTGCTTTCTTGACCTATCAGGACGTTTTAAACTTAATGGGAAGCGTAGAAGGAAACGACGCGTTTAACTTCAAGTATATTACTAACAACAAGGTAAAAGCCAAGTTGATGGGTACGCCTGTACAAATTAGCGGTGTTGAAGGCAACTTTGTGGTTGACAAGTTGATTCCTAATGTACTTGCAGGTTCGCCAGCGTTGTACTCTAGCAATGTACCAAGCAACCTAAGCAAAGGCGCATCAACTAGTATTTTATCAGCGTTAATCGCCGGTGATTTCTCTTACTTGATGTTAGGCCAGTGGGGTGCTATTGAGGTTACAGTTGACCCATACACCCAAGGTTTGAAAGGTACCGATAGAATTATCGCGTGCGCTTACACTGATGCTTTGGTTCAGAAGCCAACTGCATTTGCCTTGATCAAGGATGCAAAAACTGCCTAATTGATAATTTGTTAGGGTTTTCATAATGACTTAAAGGGGGTTCGGAAGAATCCCCTTTTTGTTTTATATTTGAATCACCATGAGTACAAAAAAGAATACCGCGCCCGAATTTACCGATGATGTAGATTTGAGTGCCAAAATTGAGGAAACTGCAAACACCCCCGAAGTTAAGGATGTTGCAACCGAAGTGGAGGAAACTGCGCCAGCCGTGGAAGAAGCCACTCCAGAAGTGGAAGAACTACCCGAGTTCAGCAGCGAATCCCCCAAAATGTCCGTTAAATTTGTTAAATCTCCGATGGGTTACAATTTATCGTACAACGTTGGCGATGTTGCAGAATTACCCGAAGCGCAAGCCGAGTATTTGATTAAGCTGCAAATTGCCGAACTTTGCTAAGTCATGCAAGTAGGCCGTAGAATTATATCACAGATTGTAAGTCCTTTGGAAGTGCTAACCGTTGCCGATGCAAAACTCTGGTGCAAGGTTGATTCCAATGAGGACGATAACACTATTGCCGCCTTAATTCGCGCGGCGTTTAAATCAATCAACACGTATGTTGGATATTCGATTTTATCCGCCAACGTAAAGGTAGAATTCGACGGCCTGCAAGGCTTGCCCAGCGTAGTAAATCCGTTAACGGGTACTTATTACGCCCAGGGGAACTACTTGCAAATGGCAACTTACTTGACTAGCATCGACGCATTAAGCTACGTGAACACGTCCGAGGCGGCGGCAACTATGCCGAGTACAGGATGGAATAATCCAACCGCGTTAAAACTGCCTGCAATGGGCTGTAAGATTGTGGTTACTGATGTACCTAGCGATTTGAGCGATAACGAAGTTAAGTACATTGTATCGGCAAAAGAGGGTTACGAACTTGGAAGCGTTCCCGACGATATAATTACAGCGGCAAAAATGCTGATTTCGGGATGGTATGATAATAGAGCAAGTGTTGTGCTTGGTACTGTCAACGACATGCCCTTTGCCGTCAACTTCCTACTTGACCCATATCGCGCAATGCAGTTATTGTAATGAATGCAGGAATATTCGATATCAGAATCACGATTCAACGCGCTACGCAAGCCGTGAGTACTTCTAGCGGTGCAAGGCTACCGACGTGGAGCAATTACCAAACGATTTGGGCAAACCGCAAAGAACAACCAAGCGCGCAAGAATCCGTAAACGCCGATCGCAGGGAAAATAAACAGATTTACACTTTTACTATTCGCTATAATTCGGCCGTAACGGTGCGCGATAGGATATTACACGATGGGTTGTACTTCAATATTTTGTCCATTTCCGAAGTGAAAGGCCGCAAAATGTACCAAGAATTATTGTGCGAATTAACTCAATAACATGGCATTTGGAAAAGTTACGGGAATCCCCGAAGTTGTGAAGTCCTTGGAAGCCATAGGGGCAAACATTGAAACTGAAAAACTACAAAATCGCATCAAACGCGAATCGCAAGTAGTAATTGATACAGCAAAAGCACATGTACCCGTTGATACTGGAAACCTTCGGGATTCAATTGGATTTATTACCGACAAGGATAGCAAGTACCGAAGTCGAGTATTAATTGGGCTTCGTCAGGAATTTTACAACTATTACCTTGGATTGTTTTTCGAGTTCAATACCGAGCCGCGAATAACCGACAACGGAGCGTATAGGGGTGTATTAAAACCGCGTCCATTTATGCGTCCAGCACTTGACCAGAACCGAGAAAAGGTAACTAATGGGGTTATGAATGCTGTTTTGGTTACAGTTCGCGAGGAGGCAAAAAAACAAGGTTTTAAAATGACCTAATATTTGCAACACTTACAAACAGCCCAACAACCTAAATTTGAACCATGGCTACAACAGGAATTGTAAATGGTACTATTATCGGACTATATGCAGACATTAGCGGCACTTTGACCAAGGTCGCAAATGCTACTTCACACTCATTATCTTTAGCCTCCGACATGATCGAGGTTACAACTAAAGATTCAGCAGGCTGGAAAGAGTTTTTAGCGGGCGAAAAAGGCGGTACTATTTCCGTTGATGGTCGCTTTGAGGAAGACGGAAGTGTCGGAAGTGGCGCGTATTCCTTCAAAGACTTGATGGATAAACTAGTGGCACGAACTACCTTGCTAGCGGTTTGGGGGTCAAACGTAACAGGCGATGTGAAAACATCAGCAGAGGTTTACGTTAGCAACTTAGAATTGTCCGCACCACAGAACGATGCAGCTTCTTTTACTTGCTCATTGCAAATTACAGGCGCGGTTACTTTTGGAACTTTCTAAGGTAGCCTAGCCAGCGCGGGCAAACCTAGCCAGCGCGTAGCGGAGCAACAACAACTACCATTTCTTATTATCGTTCATAGGCATTAAGGGGGCAATAGCCTCCTTTTTGTTTTGCTTGCGGATTCCGTATCTTCGCGTATATGAAACCACACCCGACAATTGTATTAGGCGGCACTACGTACCACATGGAATTTAACTTTAATTCCATTCAAGCGATTATGTCCGATTTGAATTTAGACTTTGAGAATATTGGACAGCATTTGGACATTACCAATATGGACGCGGTTAAACTTTCCAAAGTCCTAGACATGGCATTGGTTTGCGCGTTTCACGGGATTAATGAATATGCAGACATTTACCCGGACAAACAAAAATCATTTTACCAAGTCCGCGAATTAGGGCGTAAAATCAGGAAAGCTCATGAAATACTTGGGGCATTTACCGAATTTGTTATCGCTTATACAGGCTTCAACCATACAGAGGATGACGAAAGTACGCCCGAAGAAAAAAAGCCAATAGCCAGTCAAGAGGCGCAATCTTAACGTGGCGACAATTAAAGCGCATAGCCTACGGAGAGATGGGGGCAAGCGAAGCGGAATTTGGCAGGTTTACCCCAGACTATTTTATGCACCGATTGCACGGCATGCGCAGGGCGCAAAAGAGGCAATATCAAAATGATTGGGAACGGGCTAGATGGCAAGTTTACGCTTTAGTACAAAGCCAAACCAAACGGCAACTTCGCGAAACTGATTTTATTCGTTTTGATTGGGACAAATCTAATGTTGTTGATTGGGATGAAGTTTCCAAGGCGTTGCCAAAGACTATACCCAGTGATGCGTTTGATTTTAAACGCCCGTTAAAAATCGCTTCATTTGGCAACATTGCACCACCTGCCGAGGCTTAAATTTGCATTCATGGCAATTACCAATGTAATTTACAATATCTTAAGCAATTACAGCCCGCTAACTACGGAGGTAAATAATAAGATATTTCCTTTGCGAATTCTACACGGCACGAACTTCCCTGCAATCGCATACCACCAAGTGAGCGTGACCCCAATGAATACCAAAGACCAAATCAGTACGCTGGATTTTATCCGCGTGCAAGTGTCAATCTTTGCGGCTGACTCTGGAGGTGTGAGTGGATTTGAAAAGGCAAATAGTATTGCCCTCCTGGTAAGAACTGCAATGGAATTAAAAGCCGCTACACTTCCCGCAACCATATCAACATACAAGGTAAATCAAATATTCTACGATGGGGAAGTTCAGATGTCGGACGATGAAGCCGACTTTGCTGGAGTTTACCAAGTGGCGCAAGATTACATTATCGGATACAATCGAGTAAAACCAACTTAAACATGGCAAACAAATTAAACGTAGCAATTGGAGCGGATATCACAGCCCTAAAAAAGGGCTTTGACGATGCCGTGGTTATGATGCAACAGTCTGGACAGAAGATGTCGACGGAGGTTGCCGAAGCTGCAAAAGATATACAAAACCGACTTGATGCGCTTGCAAAATCAAAGCCAACGGCGCGAGTAGTTAGGCAGTTGCAAACCATGGCAATGGAAGCCCGTGCAATGGGTCCCGCATTCGCCGATATGGCAAACCAATTTATTCGCGAAGCGGGTAGGATGCAGGATGAAATTGGCGATACCCGTGCGGAGATTGGGTATTTTGCCAGTGATACGAGGCGACTTGATGCCGCGATAGGTGGAGCGCAAGCCGTAGCCGCTGGATTTGGGCTAATTGAGGGAAGCATGGCAGCCCTTGGAGTTGAATCCGAGGATATGCAAAAGACTATGATGAAGCTACAAGGAGCAATGTTGGCGTTAAATTCTTTGCAAACTATAACGACATTGCTGCAAAAAGAATCGGCACTTGTCCAAGGTGCATTGGCTGCCTCACAAAATGCTTACACTTTTGCCGTCGCTGCATCAACAAGCGCGCTAGGAGTGTTCAAATTAGCATTGATAGCCACAGGAATAGGGGCAGCGATTGCAGGGGTAGCGTACTTAGCCGCCAATTTTGACAAGCTAAAGGAAAAGATATGGCCAGCGGAAGCCGCGCTAAAGGCCTACAATAAAGCCGTTGAACATCAAATCAGAGCCGACCAATATGCGATTGATATTGCAACCGCCAAGGGTAACAAAATGGCTGAATTTGCTGCAAAGGAAAGAAAACTTATTCACGAACTCGACCAAGCCCGAAGAAATTACGGGAAGAACGAAAAAGAGAATTGGGGCAAGATAATCGCGGACACTAAAAATGCTTTGAAAGTATTAGGGATTGAGCGCGATAATTACATTGCAGAAGAAAAAGAAAAACAGGCTAAAGCAAATCAGGATCGAGCCAATAAGTTTACCCAAGATAGGAAGCAGGCAAAGCAAAACGAATTGATGCGTAAGGCCGAATTACTTACAATTAATGACGGCACTCTTAATGAATTATTGGCAGCTGAAAATGCAGCATTCAGCGTAAGGGTAGCCTCAATGCGCGAGCAGGGATATACCGAAATTGAAATTAACAAATTAAGAAACGCGGCACTGGATAAGGTTAGAACCGATTACAACAACAAAAAATCCGCCGCCGAAGAAAAAGAAAAACGAGACGCGGAACAACGCGCCAAAGATTTGCTACAATTGGAAACCGATATAGCAAAAGCCACAGCGGTAACGCAAGACCAAAAACGCGCCCTGGAATTGGCTGAAACTACTTCGCATTATACCAAGTTAATTGAGGATGCAAAAAAAGCGGGTAAAGATACCTTGGCATTGGTGAAAGCCCAAGCAGCCGCCGAAAACGCCATTAAGGAAAGTTTCCGCAAAACCGATGAGCAAAAAGCAAACGAAAGCCGTATGAGACAATTGCAATTTCAAGCGGATATGTTTGCGCAATACAGTCAAGCAGTGATAGCGTTTAACGATGCCATTGTTGGCAAAGGGGATGAAGCGGCGAGGAAACAGGCAAAACGTGCAAAGGCATTGAGTTTAGCCCAAGCGTTAATATCAACTTATTTTAGTGCGCAGTTAGCGTACCAATCGCAATTTATGCCAGTGCCAGACCCATCGTCGCCCGTTCGAGGTGGCGTTGCCGCAGGTGCAGCAGTTGCCGCAGGTTTGGCAAACGTTTCCAAAATAGCCACACAAAAATTCGCCGACGGGGGTATTGTTTACGGACCTACATTGGGATTAATGGGTGAATATCCCGGAGCGCGTAGCAATCCCGAGGTTATTGCACCATTAAACAAATTGAAAGATATTATTGGAAGCGGCGGCAACGATGGCGGTTACATAGCAACTACCCATATAAGCGGGCGCGATTTGGCTATAATTTTACAAAAACACAACAACGACTATTCTAGGGGATAATGGCAAGGAAATACTACGGAGAATTTAAGAGCTTCAATAATACTACGTACCGCGTTGAGATTTACGACGCGCCAACGGGTAGCACAACAGCAGGCACGGAGTTAGTTTTAGCAGGTGAAGGCTTCACGCTAGACCGCGAGGGAGAGGGGAGCAAGTGGCACGAAAACCGAATCAAGTCCAGCAGGGTAACAGCAAATTTTGTGATTCCAAATCAGACGGTTATGGATGCGTTTTTGGGCATTCAAACGCAAGCTGAAACCTACTGGACGATGGTCATTTGGCGCGGCAGTGATTTGTTTTTTGTCGGCCGAATCTTAGCCGACCAAATGCAACGACTTCGCGAGGGGATAGAGAGCAAGCCAATAATACAATTAACGGCTGTGGACGGGCTAGAATTGTTGGACGGGTATAACGTGAAAGCAAGTTGGTTTAGCGATGGTTACATACAAGTTAACGTACTATTTCGCGAATGTTTACAGGAATTGGAACTGCATGAATATTGGCCGTACTTGGGTAAGACCGATTACTACTTTTTTGACGCGCAATCTATGTACGCGGCCGACGCATTCCGTAAGGGAGTTGATATGCTTCGGTTGAATATTAATACATTCCTAGAGGATTACGACCCGTTTCAGGACGTGAAGGCCATCGACCTTGCGGCAAATTGGTACTACGATTTAAACATGGTTAATTGCCGTCAAGCATTGGAGCAAGTTTGCGAGATATTCAATACGCGATTCATGCACGCCAATGGCGGCTATTGGCTTACTGATGTGGCGGCCTACAGCGGTTCCACAATCCCGTACAGGCGTTACAACTACACACTGGGTTATCAAGGCACAGGAACGTACAGCCATAGGCAAGCATTAGGAACACTGCCAAATCGGCCACAATGGCAAGCAAAACCGACGTTAACGTATCAACCTGCATTCAAGTTATTGACGATTGACACGGAGCGAATTAACGCGGCTTCGATAATTAGGACGCGGCCGAATAGAACCACAACCGCGCTGGAATTAATCGCAACCGATATACCCACGGGGAGCACGCCAGACGAACACCCATTAAAAGTGAAGGTGGTTGTTAAATCTAATTTCCCTGCAAGTGTTTCTAATTCCCGTGTGAGTTACGAATACAAGCTAATGATATGGCTTGAAAATGGCAGCGGTGGAATTAAAATATTGGATTCAGACGGCTATTGGATTACCGCGACTAGCGTTCCCAAGGGAGTTGAAAAAGTGGACATAGCCAATTTGCAGGGCAATTGGATTACTTACAAGTTTGAAAAGCAATGCACAACACCGCCAGCAGGTTACAATATTTTAAAGGTAAAGATTGATAGCGTTCAATCCATAACTCAATTGCTGTATCAGAACAATTTGCCCAAGTTGTTGCGGCCTGCAAATCAAAGTCCTAAATGGAGTACCCCTGCCGTGTTCGACGTAAGTTATTGGGGCAGTATTCAAGTGGCTTTTGCTGAATCCTCCGACTATCAAAACCCCGATTTTGTATGGGATATTTCCGAGGATTTTACACCTAGAACGACAAATTCTGTAAATAGTACTAAAGTGCAATTAAAGCCAAAATATTACTATTCTGGGAACAAATACGGCGTAGGGAATATTTGGGCAAACGACGGTACTCAATGGGTAATTGCTGATGAATTTTTCGGCGGCTGGGATTCAGTCACTAAGGGTACGCCAACCAAAATGCTAGGCGTAGGGTTATCATCATTGTACGCCGATTTCTTACAAGTCATTCGCGGCAGTTGGATTGATTCTGGAAGTTTGGATTTAGTAAAGTCGTTGTACTTTGATTCTTACACTTGGGTGTTGAACGGGGTTAGTTTCAATCCCAGACTTGATATCTGGGAAGGCGAATGGTTAGCGGTTACGCCGGTATACACAAACACCACAACCACGGGCGAGGGTTTGCGAATTGCAAGTACCCAAGGCGATATTTTGCGCGATCGCGTGAACTTAATTGAAACGCAAGTTAACAACTATCAATCCATGATTTCCATGCTACCGTCTACAATGCTAGAGTACCTAGTCAATGAAGCGGACGGGGCACCTACATCGCAGCCGACGTTAAACAAGCGATGGGAAATGATGTTGCAGTACGACAACACTACCGAAGAAGTTAAATATCATTTGCAAGAACACGGCGCACCGCTAAATTACACGGCTGGAACGCATACACTGGATAACGGCTACGAGCTTATAACTTGCGATAGTACAGAAGGCAATATCACGGTAAATCTTCCAGCGGCAAACGAGAGCATGGGCAAGAAATACAGTTTTATCAAAACAAATTCAAACCACGTAGTAACGATTAATGCAGGCGCATTTCTGATTAACGACGGGGCAACCACTACACTTCGCAGCAAGTACGAATCTAAGACGATTCAAAGCAATGGGTCAAAGTGGTTTATTATTGCAGTGGTGTAAGACTTGCAACAATTCGCGAAGCGGACTGGTATAAATTTGAAACATGGCAAATCCTTCAATAGACATAGCCGTTGGCGGTCAAGGTTTTAAATACCACGCGGCTTCAACCGTTACTGGTGTTTCTTACGATTCATTGGTAGTGCGTGAAAATACTGTTTTTACAAGTTTCACCGTGAAAAGTGATAACGAAGCAAGCGGTAGTAATGTATTAACTGCACGGGGCATGAGTGGAATTACTTTTTTAGCTGGCGAATTTTTGCCCGCTGGTAAAGGTTACACAATAACTGGCTTCGTAATTTCGAGCGGAAGCGTAATAGGTTATTAATATGCCGAGAATAGGGGTAGGCGTTGGCATTGATCGTGTACACTTTGCGGGTGGATTTGCAGGGTCTTATTCATCCCGTGTGATTGCCGATGGTGGAACGATTGAGGCACTTAATTGTGTTGCCGCTGCATCATTATTATTACAATCCGCATCGTTATTATTAATTCCCAGCGGATATAAGGCAGGTGTTGCTTATGCTGTATTACCCTCCAATAGCAATGGTGATTTAACGTGGTCAAGAAATAGTGTTGCAAACAGAACGCAATCTAATGGTAATATCGGAAGTGTTGCGGCTAACGTACCACGTTTATCGTATATGTTTGGCAGTTGCCCAGCGTTATTGTTAGAACCGCAGAGAACAAATAGTTTGCGCAATAGCACTATGCAGGGGGCGGTTGCAGGTACTCCAGGCACTTTGCCGACAAACTGGGCAAGCCAATCAACGGCAGGATTGACATTGCAAGTTGCATCCGTAGGGACACAAAATGGACTTGATTATGTGGACATTCGATATAGTGGTACTGCAACAGCAACAACCATACGTTTATTTTGGGAGGCAAACAATCAAATTGTCGCCGCTGATGGTCAGATTTGGACAAGCAGTTTTTATACATCAATTTCAGGTTCAGCGTTACCGAGTAATTATAGATTGGGGGTTGCTACTAACACCTCAGCAGGATTTTCGGTAAGTTCTATTGTTGCTACCCCTAGCATCACTCAATCAACTACATTAACTCGTTATGATAGAGTAATGACATTACCAGGGGGGGCAACCGTTGCAAGGGCTCAACCCGGAGTTTATGTGACAGTTGTTAACGGACAATCTTATGATTTTACAATAAGAATAGCAGCACCACAATTTGAATTTGGGCAATTTGTAACTACATATATCAATACAACCAATGCCGCAGCAACACGATTGGTAGATACATTTACTCGAAATAACATTTACACCAATGGTTTAATTTCTGCAAGTGGTGGAACTTTATTTATTGAAATGCTCAACAACATTGCATATACAAGAGATGCCGCAGCACAAGGTATAGGAATTGGCGATTCAAGTTCAACAATTGCCAATGGATTTTTGATTGTGAATACTGGAACGGGTAGACAAGTTATTCAAAAAATCATTGCAAGTGCGACTACTAATTTATTCACGACAACAACCGACACTATTAAAATTGCAATCAAGTGGAATGGAACAAGTGCTGATGTGTTTGTGAACGGCACTAAGCAAGTGAGTGCAACTGCATTTACAACAACAATAATGGAATTTATTAATGGAACAGGTGCAGGGATACCAAGATGGATTAAAACAATGTCACCTTTCCGCATTCCGCTTTCGGATACAGATTGCATAACCTTAACAACATAATACTATGATATTTGCAAAATTTGAATTACCGATTGACAAGTGGGAAGAAATCAAACCCACATTAGAGAATTGTCATATTGTTGAATTGGGTGTGATTAATACATTATTTGCCGTTGATATTTTATTTAACGAAGAACCCAACGATGATTTATTGATTTACGAGGTATTTCCCGAACCTTGCGGAGTACACACATTTTGGGGGATGGAAGATTTATATTTAGAACGATTTAACGATTTTAACCCGACTGATGAAACACATTGATAACGACACCACCGCAACGATAGCAACCGCAGTAAGTGGAAGCGCAACGGTTATACATTTTTCCCAAACTTGGCAGCCCGTAGCCGCATTTGTGTTGGCACTTGTTGGTATTGTATCAGGTTTATTTGCGATTGTTTATTGGAGCAAAAAAATCAAGGCATTAGATGGCAAAAAATAGCGCAATAAGCACGTTTAAATCCAAGCCAAAACGCAAGTTAGGACGGCACACCAAACACATTAATAAACATAAATCGTGGAAACCAAACAGAGGTCAAGGGTGAAATTCAAACCCTATTTTAGTCCAACACCTAAACGCGTGAGAGTGCTTGGGGATAGTCTTGCAGCGGCTAGTATTCTAGTTGCTGGATTCAATATGAATGAACCCAAGGTCATGATTGCATGCGCAATTATTGGGGGCTTAGGAAAGTTTGTTTCCAACTTTTTTACGGTTGAAAAAGATGAAGAATAGATTTGCGTTTTCGCTAGTGCTGGGCTTGGCCTTGTCCTCATGCAGCGCGGAATACCATTTAAAAAAAGCCTGCAAAAAAGACCCAAGTATCTGCCGCGATTCAGTTCGAGTTGAAACCGATACGCTTTGGAAAACGGACACGCTGAAAAGCGTCGACACATTCACCATGGCTGTAATTGATACAATCGTCATTGATACCAATGGGTGCAAATTAGAACTTACCCGGAACGGCAATAAGTTCAAAGCAAACATAACATCCAAAATACCTACAAAAACAATCACTAAGACAATAACGCATCGTAAGTGGGTGACTTATACCCGTGAGAAATTTGCATCGCTTACAACGCTTGTAAAATGGTTGTGTGCTTTGGGGGTTATTTTGGCAATCTTAGTAATAGCAATAAAGAAATATTATGGCCGATATTAACAAAGTCAATTTTGACTATATAAAGAAATGGGAGGGTAAACTTTCTAAGGACAAAAAGGATTCAGCTAGTAAACATTGTGTACCCGATGGGTCGGGGTATCATACCAATATGGGGGTAACTTGGGCTACTTGGAAATTTCATTTTGGCGAGGATATTAAGGGCTTCTACGCTATGCCATTCGACAAATGGAAACAAGTATATCTATGGTACTGGAATCTAGTCGGCGCGGCTAGTATTCCAAGTCAAGCCATTGGGGAATTTCTAGCCGATTGGGCTTGGGCTAGTGGAGTGAATGCACCACGGCAGCTGCAATACTATCTGTACAATTTAGGATATTACAAGTTCGTACCCGATGGGAGATTTGGGGCGCAAACTTTAGCGGCCTTGTTAGCGGCTTTAAAAGAAAAAGGCGAGGGCGAAGTGTACAGAGAGTTGTACGCGCATCGAATCCAGTGGTTAAAAAAAATCCCCTCCTTTAAAGATTTCGGGAGGGGATGGGTAAACCGATTAGAGGATTTCGATAAATACGCTAAGGGGTTGATTGAGGGGGAGTAGTTGGGTAGCTAGGCTGGGAAGGCGGTTAAAGTTTGTCGCTTTCCTGGATAATGTAATTTGTAACCTTGCCCAACAACAGCTTCACGTTTGCTGTAATTTTGCCAGCCTCTGGAGTTTGCAGTTCAGGCATTTGAATCCCATTAATTTGCGTAATTAAAAACGCCAACTTGTCTTTGTCCGGTGCCAATGCTGCGCGTTTAATCTCCTCGGCCTTAGCCCTTTGCTCCGCTGCAACCCGTTCAGCTTCTATGCGTGCCGCTTCTTGCGCTGCTTTTTGCTGGGCTTCCAGCTGCTTCTGCATGGCAAATGCTGCCGCGTCTGATTTTTGCGCTGCCAACTCCGCGGCTTCGCGTAATTTTTCTGCTTCGATTCTTTGTTTCTCCGCTTCAATTTTCTGCTTCTCCGCTTCGATGCGTTCGCGTTCGGCTTTTTCTTGCGCTAGAATTGCCGCCTGCTTCTCGGCCTCTGCTTCCGCTTGCGCACGTTCGGCCGCTAGGCGTTCTTCCTCTGCTGCTTTTGCGGCTTCCTCCGCGGCTCTGGTTGCCTCTTCTGCTGCTCTTGCTGCTTCCTCGGCTTGGCGTTTTTCTTCTTCTGCCTTGGCGCGTGCCTCGGCTTCAATGCGCGCTTGCTCTTGGGCTTCTGCTAATGCAATTGCCTCTTGTCGCAATCGTTCCGCCTCGGCTTCGGCTGCGGCTTTTTCGGCTGCAATACGCTCGTTTTCAATTCTGATTTTCTCTTGCTTCGCGTAGTTCAATTGGTTAACGTAGTCATTATAAGCGGCTTCGTCCATTTTACGGAAGTCGGTAAACAACGTGTTAACGTCGGGAAAATTGATGCTGATAAATTGCTTTCGAGTTGATTCCAATTCGTCTAGGCGTTTGGCCTCTTGAATTTCGTGCCATTTTTCAATCGCTTCCAATTGGCTTTCGCGTGGCTTGGAGGTGTCTCGAACGATGCCAAATAAATGATCGTACAATTTGCCCTCGATCAAGATATTTCGTTTACCGTCATCCTTAATTTTCTCGGCGGCTGTGCGATTCTTTTTCAGCATTTGGCGTAAATCGTAGGCTTTTTTAATTTCCTCTTTACTTGGATTCTCGGACGGAAGTGTTTTGATTTCCGCGTCCAATTGTTCCAGCTGTGAAAAGTAAGGCGTAAATACTTCCAATATTCCTTTGCCTTTTTTCGGTTCGATTCCGCTTTGTTCAACCGTCTGTTGAACCTGTGCGATGTTAGTGATAATTGTTATTTCTTGGTTTTCCATAATGTTAGGTGTTAGGTGGTTGCGTTCTGCGTTGGGGGCACGTCAATGAATTCGTTATTTAATTTCTCGTTCAAATCGGCAACTCTATTATGGGTAGATTGCGAATTTGTAACGTCACGAAGTTCGTCATCCATGTGCATTCCCATCATTAGGTCAGGCGCGTATAACCTGCCAAAGAAAGCCGCTGAACGATACATCAACATCAATTCAGGCATTGTCTTCCACTTGCTGCCTGGTTTGTTAAACCATCCCTCCGCCTTTGCCATTTCAATGGTAACGGTAGGACCGTAAATTGTTTCACCCGTAGCGCGTTCAATGGAATAAGCACGGCTACTTTGAGGGAAGCTTTTAAATTTTATCGGCTCAAATCTACCGCATGAGTTGAGCAAGGCAATAATAAAAGCTGAACTCCATGATGGGCGGCCTTGTATGATGTGCAAATTCTGCATTACCATTAGCGGACTTACTTTAATTCGATTTGCCATTTCAAGAGCTATTAACGTGTTGGGTATATTGTTCTGGTACTTGTCCGGAACAATAGAAGAACTTGCAATCGCCTTCGCTACACGTTGAGCGTGGTCGAATGATTGCAGCCCGAATGTTTCTGATTCGGGGATTTGATTGTGTTGTGTTATTTCGGTTGTCATAATTTTTCAATTTCCTGTTTTACTTCAAGCCAGTATTTGTCATAATACCCATCAACTCCATTGTGAGCATCATCAATCATTAATTTTAATTGTTCTTCTGTATATAGTTTCATTTGTTACCTCCGAATGTTTCGTTGTAGTATTGTTCACCCAATGTGGGAATTGAACTCGGCCAAGAATCATAATTATTTTGGTCATCAACAGCGTTTATAATTTGTTGCTTATGTCTTTCATTGGCTTGTTCTAAAAGGATTTCATGTTTGTATTTGACTTGGTATGTTGTTTTATCAACAATGATAATTCGGTGTTCAATTAATTGGTCAAGAAACCACTCCACTGCCGTTTGTTGTTTATTGCTCATTTGTTACCTCCTTTAATTTTATCACGCATCCATTTTGCACCTTCTATAATTCCCTCGAAATATTGTGGAGACCAACCTCCCCAATATCCCTCAGAATCCACATATTCCTCTATCTCCTCATCACTTGGGAGTTCGATGGGGGTTAGGAAACATACGGAGGTAACTTCTTCTAAAACTTCATCAAAAGTTTTATCGGGTTGACATCTTGCTATATCTATAGCAAATTTTACTTCAAATTCTGTGTATAGTTTCATTTGTTACCTCCGTATGTTTCGTTGTAGTATTGTTCGGGGTCATAATACGAAAAATCTGCATCATTATAACCTTTTTGATAGGTTTGTTCTATCTCCTCCTTGTGCATTGCTTTGGCTTGTTCGTACGCCTCCCTTTCAAGAGTGCGAAATTGGTTACCGCTGATTTTTTCATTAAATAAATCCGTGGTCAAAATGCTTATTTTTATACGATATAAATCCACTGCCGTTTGTTGTTTATTGTTGCTCATTGTTGCCTCCTCCTATTTTATTACGCATCCACATTGCACCATTACGAAAAGTATATTCAAAATCAGTTTTCAATGATTCTTTTTTTATCTCCTCATCACTTGGTAGTTCGATGGGGTCTGTTACTTCATCAATCCTACTAATAATGTACCTAGCGTCAATCATTGACACTTCGCAAAATTCAGCGGCTTTTAAAAAGTTTTCTTTAGTATATAGTTTCATAGTTTGTTACCTCCTTGTGTGTTCTGGGTGAATAGGGTTTTTACAATTGCCTTTGTGGGTAAGTAGTCCACTGCGGTCATAACCACCTACTAAATACTCGCATCCTTCAACTTCAACTACTTTTAATGTAATTCCACGAACTCCGTCTAAAGAGATTACATGTTCAGTTTCCTTGGTTACAGTTGTTGGTTTGGTGTTGCAGCTGCTAACCATTCCGATCAACATTGCTGCGATTACTGGCTTATTGTTCTTCATAATTAACAGCTTGTTTTAAAACTTCTATTGGCAAATTAGATATGTGGTAAAACCCTTTTGTATCTCCAATATTAATTTTTCTTACCTTGTAATCGTAATCGGTTTTATTCATAGCAATGATAAAATAACCATTATATATTTTGCAAAAACTTTTATTTTCCCCAAGGTTAATTCGCTCAATATAATCTTCTACTATTTCGTTCACATTGTAAGTTTTCCCATGTTTTGGATTTGATGCAATATTCCAACAATAAATTGCCACCCTAATCAAATCGTCTTTACTATATTTATTTTCCATAACTCCCCCTACAAAAAATACCACTTAGGCGCGTTCAACTGGATAAACTCTTTGCCGTCGGTGTACGAAGGCCAGCGCGATTCGCCATACTTCAACTTGCATTCCTCCCAACGTGCAACGTGCAAATCGATTAACTCGTAGTTAACCATCAATGCTGGGTCGTCGCTTGCGATAAAAAATGTGTTGATATTGTACGGTCTTTTGTTTTCAATCGCAATTACTATGGCACCATCGGATCCCGTGGCGCGTACTTGGTCGGCTAACTGCATGAAGTACTCTAGATTGGCCGCCTCTTTTGCAAAGCCTGCTTGGCTTGCGTCTTTGGTTGTCTTGACTTCAACAACCGATTTAAACTCTTTGCAAATACCGTCTAGGATTAACCGTCTATTGTGGTTAAATTCTACTTTCTGCTCAACATTGGACAAGCTGGATATAATCCGATTCGCTAGCGGTGAAAATTTCACAACTTCGGAGGCTAGGTTTACCGATTCCATTTCAGGATCGGTTATAATTGTGGCGTTATTGGCGGTTGCAAGTGCTTCCCATTCAGCCGCTAAGCGTTTCCCATCATTGGTTCTTCGGTCAAACTTTGGGGCAATCATGTATTTTTTGTGGAACTCCTCGCGCTGATTCAAAAACATGTGGGTTGCAGAACCAAATCGCATGGACTGGGTTTCTGTTTTCTCGGGTCGGTCAGGGTTTACGTAATTATCCCAATAGGTCATCGGGCTTTCCTTCATTTTTTTCAACCCGCTTGGACTGATTCGCGTTAACCTAGGTTCGTCGCTCCATTGGTCAACAAATTTGATATTTTCTAACGTCATAGTTTTGCAAATCTATGGTATAATATTTTTATTTACAACATATTTTTTGTTTAATTTAAGAAATAATTTGTTATATTTGCAAACATGTTAAAAATATTAATCACGGGAAATTTAGGGCAGGATGCCAAAATTTCGCAATTACAAAATGGGGATTCTATTATCGGCTTTTCGGTTGCGCATACTTCCAAGGCGGCTAATGGGGAGTCTAAAACCACTTGGATAAATTGCAATAAGTACGTTAAACAGGGAGGCAGTACAGCGGTTGCTCAATATTTGGTGAAGGGTCAGAAAGTATTGATCGAGGGCATGCCATATATTAACGAGTACAATGGGCAGGACGGAAATAAAATTAGTTCGCTTGCGTGCCGCGTGTATGAATTGGAATTGCTAGGAAGCGCGCAAGGTCAGGGGCAGGGAGTGCCAGCGCAAGGAGTGCCAACAGGGCAGGCAACCACTTGGGCGCAAACAGTGCAGCAGCCAGCACAGGCACAACCACAATTTGGGCAGCAAGGCAATTGGAATGGTGGAGGCGGTGACGGGTTGCCGTTTTAAGAGAATGGGAGGAGCAAATAGAAATGACAATTCAAGAAATTAAAATCGAGTGTATTAAGAATAAAACAAGCTTGACAAAGTTGTGCCAAAAAGCAGGCGTAAGTCGTTCGTTAATTTCCCGATGGGAGCAACAGCCGCCCAAGTATTTGGAAGTGGTGGGAAAGTTGGAAAAAGCGTTGGAGGAGGTAAAAATCGGACGCGGTTAAATTGTCATAGAAATGTAATAAATTTCTATTTTTAGAAATAATTTGTTGTAAATAGAAAAATAGTAGTATATTTGAATCATGGAAATGACAATAAAAAATATCAGCGTAAGACCAAGCACATGGTATGGCAATTTTATTATCTCTGGAAATGTTAACGGAGAAGCTATTGAAGTTACAACTACTGATTCAACTATTTACGACAATAGATGCGGTACAAATTGCGACACCGAGGAAGAAATGTTAGCGCATGAAGAAGCGATGAAGTATTGCAAAATTATGTTGGTTAAACATTACGAATTTAAACACAACTAATATGCTACCAATAGAATTTCTACTACTCTACCCAATCAGCCTTCCCGTTGCATTTCTAATGCACAAGGCTTGGAAGAAGTTAACAGCCAGCAAAGAGCTTCCCGAAGCGCATCCATACCAATTTGAGCGCGATAAGCCTATCGCAGGATTTAATCAGACGATGCAGCATGTTCACCGCGAAAGTAAGAAAATGTATAGGGGGAAGTTGTTGGGATGAACTACTACAATTTCCTATCCGAAAACTCAACACGTCCAGAACTTGCAAGCGCGGAACCAGTGGAGGTGATTACGCCAAGCGCGCAGGATTTGCATTTGGGTTTGGACGGCTTCACAACTCGAGGTTATGCGGTTGCAATACTTCGGGAAGATTACGGGTTATCGTTTATAGCAATTGCGGAACGATTAGGAATTTCGGAGAGTACCGCAAGGCTTGAATACGCGGCGGGGGTGGAGTGAGAAAATAAAGGGGTGGCTGAATGGCGCAGGCGGTGAGCAGAGGTTCACATTCATGCAGGTTCGAATCCTGCCCCCTTTACCACATTATGAAAAAACTATTTACATTGTCCGCAATTACCATCGTAGTTCTATGCCTTGGGAATTGCACCAGAACCAAGTGCGTTAAATCGCATGTAATAACCTACAAGTACCACGATCCGATTACCAGTAGTAAGATGGTGAAGAAAATTTGTATATGCGATTCGCTGGAGGTGGTTAAATGAAAACACTAACCTACACAACTGATTTGCTTCACGCCTCATTAGATGGCAATGTAATTAACTACCGTCTATGTAGTGACGGGCTAGAATCTTATTGGCACATACATGGTGCGAATTGCCTGTATTCCGCAATTGATATGGGATTGTTCGATGCCTACGAGGCGATGCAGGCAGGGGATGGAGAGTTGCCACTGGAAGATTGCAGGCTATTGGAACCCGTACGCAAATCTGAAACGCCAGACAAGTATTACAGATTCGTTTACGACAATAACACTTTAGGCGCAAAATGGCCGTCATTGTCCGAAGCTGTTAAGCATGTGAATTTGGGATATACGGTTACGGGATTGGCCTCAAATGCAAATTGGGCTATTCATCCAGAGAATGTAAATTTTAGACTGGTCGAGGATAGTACGGATTACGTGAAAGTATATTGCAATAATGAGTTGATGTTCGCCTACGAAGATTCGGAGGCAGTTAAAACCATGGTTGCGGTAATTGCTAGTTTTCTCGGGGGTATCGTGAAAATCGAGGTTGCTGATGGGATTGAGAGAATTAGCATAAGTAAGAAGTAAACCATGGCAAAGTTAACCATAACAACCGAGGAAGTAGAACAAGCCGCTAAAGCGATTAAGTATGAAAATATGACTGTTTACAAAACGATTAAAAACGGGCTGGACAAATACACCGTATACGATAACAATGGCGAACTACGCGGAACATTTGATTCAAAAGTGGACGCAATATGCTTTCAAAATTTCTTTGCGATTTACCACGATGCCAAAGGCGCAAGCACTGGATTAGCGGTGTACGTGCATTGGAAGTGTTTGCAGGCTTCAATTGTGAACTTCCATCGAGATTTGGCAAAACATTTTAGGAAGCAGAATAACCAGGGGGAGGGGGAAAGCAGGGAACAAGAGAACGGGCAAGGCGGTACCCAAATAGAAGTAAAACCATGATAACAAATATTATACTAGTAACCTGTATCATTGCGGTATTGGTTGCGATTTACAAACAATGGCAGTTAGAGAATGCCAAAAAAGACAATGCCTATTATGT